TTCCCGTTCCGCTTCCTGTCTTAGTCAACATGAGCGCCGTTGCGCCTTTGACATTTTGATCTACTACCCCGGTAAACGTTTCATTTACAAGACCCGTGGAATAGTCTGTATCTACCACCACTGTATTAGCGTTAGTCACTGAGGATATTTTATGCGTTCCGTTATTATCCTCGTTGGTTGCCCCGGTGACATGAATATAGCTCCCTGCAAAGTTATTCGTGCCTATCCCAGTTCTTGCAAATACCCCAGTAGAAGCGGTTACAACAATAGAGCCACTGGCTACTGTGGTGCGCTTTATAGAGAGTAAATTAGTATTGTTATACGTTCCTAAAGGAGTTTGCGCGTCTGGGTCGCCCAGCTTGAAATGGTTTTTCTGTCCTTCGCATTTTAGAAAGAAGGCCTGCCACGCGGCCACTTCCGCTCTCTTCATTGGCGGTAGTGATAACTCTGCTAACCAATAAGTAGCATCAAATTCTTGTGTGCGATATTTCCCCGTAAACGGGGAAACAGACGCAGCCACAGCGCGGTATAGAGTAAACGTGCTTTTCCTAAACCCTGGGGTTGCTGGTAACGTTAATATTCTAGCTGCCACCTAATAACGCCCTCCTGTAAGAACCGCCTCTGGCTGATGCTTCTAACACGGCCATCTTAGATGTCTCCGCTATTTGCGGCATCATTTTAGCAACTTCTGCTCGTACCGTAGGCACTATCCCCAGCGCAAAATTCATCTCTTGATGCACAATAACTTGAGGGCCTCCTCCACCAGCAAGTGCTTGATTAGTAGCTATACGGCCCGACGTATCGGGTATAAATATTTCTGCACCACGCTCTCCAACTAGAGTCGGCACTCCCGCCTGTACTTTCCCACCCCCTGCTTTACCTAACGTGGGAAAAGCATTGGGTCCCGTTAACCCAAAGATCTTATTCATTATCGTATTAACAATCGCCAACTGCATGAATGTAGCTATGATTTGGCTCACCATTTGTTTGGCAAAGTCCTTGAACGACGCCATAGCGTTCTCACCATTCATAAGGGCATTAACAAAATCTGTTGTAAAGGCATGAGTAGAATCTATGATGCTTTGCTTAAGATCACCTAGAGCTGTTTTTAATCTTTCTGCCGCTCCTTTAGTATCGTCTAAATCTTTATCTGTCCCTGGTGGAACTATAGTCCCCGTCCCGGCACTGTGACCAAAATTGAGGATTTCTGCCGAAAACTCGTGCCCATAAACCAGAGCCCCTCCTGAGTTAGATGCTGCTTCAGTGGCTGTATCTATATACGTCTCTATGTTCCCCATCCTCTCTTTTATATCTGCCTCTAATCTTTTTATATTTGATTCAGCTTGGGATGTATCTATTTTTATAGATATAAATTCTGCATCATCTACAAACGGGATACCGTTATATAGCTCAATTAGCTTATTTATTTTGACCTGTACTTTTGTTAATAGGTCATTCAATATTTCTATTAGTTTTATTTTGAATTCATTAAACGATATTTTCCCCTGGTCTACGAAGTTAGGAAGATGGACAGTAAACAGATTTTTGAAAAATATCCTTACATTGTCCCAGTTCTTCCAGAGCGAAACACCAGCAACAATAAGAGCCGCCACTGCTGCCACTACCAACACTATAGGGTTTGCTAGCATTGCTAAATTAAAACTCATAACAGCAGTCTTGGCTGTCACTAAAACCCCGCCCAAGACCCCAAGTGATGTTATTAACCCACCTAGCACGTTCACCGCTATTATTGCTACTATCGCAATACCTAACTGTTTCAATGTTTTAATAACCTTATCGGTATTCTCATTAAAATAAACTATTGCAGCGGTAACCTTGTCTAATGCTCCCCCTAATACCGAACCAAGAGTTTTAGCTAATCCCTTTTCGCCTGCAGCATCAACTGTACCCTGTAACGATCTAGCTAGGCGTGTCATGCCCCCGGTTAAACCAGCCTCACCAATGGCTAATGAAAACAGCCCGGCCTTATCTTGTAGGTTTGAGAAAGAACCCGACATCGTATCTAATCGTTCTGCAAGGGCAGTTGGGAAACGTGTTTCGCCTAAGTTACGAACATATTCTGCTATGGCGTCTCTTGAGTTTTTAACAACCGTGACTTGGCCTTCAAAATTGAACTTCACGTCGTCGCCCATAAGATTGGCTTTGATACCAAATTGCTTGAGCATCTCCATCTCGCCCGTGGTCGCGTTGAACACGGCTAGAGCAAGATCCTCAATACTGCGGCCCATACCAGCAGCTAAGTTACCAAAGGCAGATAGTGTCTCTCCTGTTGGGGCTATACCGGCCTGGTAAAACTTGATAAATGCGCCAGTAACCTCTTGGACTTGGAATGGGGTTTTGGCGGTGAACTCTTTGATGGTGTCCATTGCAAGATTGGCATTAGCTACCGACCCTGTAACGGCCCTCATGGTTGCGCCTAAATCTTCAAACTGTCTCGCAGTATTAACAATGGTTGCGCCAATTTTAATAACCCCTACTGCTGCGAATACTTTGGCTAGTTGACCAAAATTAAGGATGGATCTTTTAGCTGTCTTATTAGCTTTACCTAGCCTTTTATCAACGTCATTGAGTCCTTTGCGCAGACCTGCTGTCTCCGCTCTGATCTCAATAATTAGGTCATCTACTGTAGTAGCCATCTATTCGTCCGGATAAAGCTCCATTAAGTCCTCTAGTTCATCTCTTCCCATCGGCGCTTCAGGGGCACCATTAAATTCTTGGAAGCCCTCAAGGGCCATAAATACTTCAATGGGAGAACTATCCCAGAAAACAGCAGGGGACCAACCTAACATTCCAACGCACACTTCAAAGAACCTCCTGATTGGCAAGGAGTCTCCTAATACTACTCCGCGTCGTCTGGCTTTCCCTCTTCTTCTCCCTCCGAATCTTCGGCTTCTTCAGGCGAAATCGTTTGCATTAGAATAAGGGCAACTGCCGATGCCGCTTCAACAATACCGGCTTCGCCTATTAATTTTGTAACGTCCTTGGGTTTTAGGTTATTTCCCCCGCCGCGTAATGCAGGGGTTAGCACACTTAACATATCAGTAATACGCACGTCACCATCGGACATCCGTTGTGCCAATTTTACAATTCCAGCACCTATAGCAGTTTCAATTTGAATGATGCTATCTACGGTGAGCCTACATGTATACGGTTTACCCGCTAACTCAACCTGTATCTCGCCCTTCATTGGGTTGGTCATCTGACTCCTCCTTCTTATTTCCCGCCATTGCGAGAGTGATATTTAATACACCGTCCCTAGCATCAAGAACACAGCTAGTTACAGCCTGTGGTTTCCCTCCGACTAAAACAGACTTTATCGCCCTTTTTGACGAATATCCTTCAGGGGCTTCAACCATGAGCCTTTCTTTATTTAAAAGACCGACCATCGTTTGCTTGCCAAAGGACACGTCTACCTCAGACCACGCCATGATTATTATGCAGCCGTATAAGTTATTGCGCCTGATGACTCAAGCGAAACAGAATACGTAACTTCACCGTTGAACTCACCAGAATACTCCAGGCTCGTAACCATAAAGGCTCCCTGGTAAGTACCCAGATCTGGTATTACAACGTTGAAGTTTTTGAAGGCTGTTGCGTTCATCGCCGTCCTAAGAGTCTCTTCAGCCGCTACGTCTGTAAAGACGCCTGAGCCAGAAATACTTATAGAGTGGACACCCCCATCAGCCAGCAGGGTTCTTAAGCCCGCGCTGTCTTTATTGGTTACGTCAACCGCCTCATCATTGAGCGTGATGGCAGTAGAACGTAAACCACCGACGGTAACGTAAGTGTTACTAGTGGTGTTTATCTTGAGCAGTAATGCTGCTCCCTTTTGTGCCGCCATACGTTTCTCCTATCTTTTAGTTTCCTAAAATTATTGCACGAAATCGCATGACCCCATGTCTAGTTATCCCGTCTGGGTCTCTCATTATATCACTGAACTCAAACCTAACGTTAATTAGATTAAAACCAGTAACAGTCAAGTTACTATCATGCAGTAAATCATGGATTCTGTCTAGAATTTGCTTTACTTCCTTTGATCCCGTGTACTGTGACCATATATGTAGAGTAACCGTATACTCCGCGCCAGCTACATCTTTGGTACTATAATCAACCGCAGTCTCATGGCCTATATTGACATACGGGAATGTGGCCCCTTCTATAACTTCATCATAAACTCCCGCTCCATACGTACTTGTTAACGTGCTATCTCCATTCAATGTGGTATAGATAATTTCTTGTAAAGGGAACTGGCCTATACTCATTTAATTAGCCCTCCCTTCTTAAACATTTTTATAATATTACTGGCCTGACTTTCCAACGCGGGCTGCATAAAAGGTCTTGGCTGAAGGTTGTTTCCTTTATATCCGAACTCCAACGCACGGGCATAAGGTGCAGCCTTAGCTTGCGCTATAATCTGTCCAATCACGCCACGTTTATCTTCTGTTACCTCAAATATAATACTCTGCGCTAACGTTCCCATGTCTTGTGCTGGTGCTTCACCTGGTGCCGATGCTTGGTGTTTGCCATACATGATGCCCGACTTAGGATCTCTAGCAATACTATCAACAGCCCGATTCCTAACTAATAGACAAGCTCTAGTCACCAACTCATCAACATTATTTTCTGGATTAGTTACCAGCCTTTTCTTCAGGCGCTTCTTAAAACCCGGAAGATTCTTAAAACTCATGCCGCTACACCCTCATCGCACATCAATAATAAATAACGATCTCGCTCATCTATATTTCTGATGTGCCTAATATTAAAGGTGCGGGTTCCGTACTTAACTCTGTAATTAGTGCCTATATCTGCTGTGTAGCGTATGTATAGCTCGTGTGACAGCGTTTCTTGCACCTGCCCTTGCCTATATGTCTCTACCCCCTTAATGGGCTTTAGAGAGGCCCATACAACGTTCTGCGTTGACCACGTTTTTTCTGCCCCACCCCCGGTGTCAGTGGTATTAACCGGACTTTGTATTTCTACGTGGTGCCGTAGGTTGCCAATAGATCGCGCCATTAGCCTAGCGCCAACATGGATGAACTACCCATGCCACTGTGTATCACGTACGGGGAATAGAGCATTTTAATAGCTGGTGGCATTTCTCTTGCCTGCAAATAATCCCCCATATCTCCTCGTTGCTCATACAAGTAGGCGATATGTTGCATTAGGCCAATTCTAATTGTGGCTGGAATTGCCGACTGAGATGTATAACCAGCAACATAAACCACCTCTATTGCGTTGGCTACTCTAAGGGCTGTGGGGAACGCCTCTCCCGTCCTTAGCACTACCCTTGCTTGATCTCTAGCTGAGTCTACATAATACTTGCTAGCGGCCATTGTGGTGGCTACATCACTATCATTGTAGGTCTTTACACTCGTTACACTTTGTACAGGGGACTTTATCAAATTAATGTAGTTTTTGTAGAAGTTGATGTCTGCCCCGGTTTTCCAGCCTTCCCAAAGGGGATCTTCCATGTCTGCAACTGCATCAATCGTGAGCGTAAGGGTTTGCGTCATCATAGAACGCGCCATGTACTCTTCAGCAAACTGCCGTGAAGCCTCTACCAAGTCTTGTAAGACCCGTTCATCAATCGCATCAGCCAGACGTAGGTAGTCTTTAACCTCTTGTAATGTAAGAGGTTCTTGGGTTGGTGCTGTGGTAAC